AATCAATTATTTAAATAATAATAAACCGGATATTTCTGATAAACGTACATTTAATAATTATGTTAAAGAGCTTGATAAAAATACACAATTATTTAACAAAGTCAATATGCCTTTAAATACGAAATTTGATGAATATATCAAGTTGTTAGAAACACATCAAAAAGATGTAAAAAAAATTAACAAATATATGCGTTCGTATAAGGTAAAATTGAACTTGACGAAACAACAAAAAACAATTATTAAAAAATGGATGAATATTTCAAAAATTATTTATGATTGTGCTGTTGATTATTATAATGAAAAAAATGGCAAAGTAAATCTTGATTTTAGAGTATTAAAACAAGAAATATTTAAAAAAATACCAAAAGAAATTCGAGATAAATGTCCCTACAATATTTTATCTTACGAAATAAAAGATTTTTGTGCAAATGTAAAATCTGGTCTAACAAATAAAAAAGAAGGAAATATCAATAAATTCGAAATGAAATATAAAAACACAAATAAGAGCCAAACAATAACAATTGAACATGCAAATATTTATAAAAATGGATTTTATAAAACGTATTTAGGAAGTATTGAAACTTTTGATGATAATTTTAATTTTACCGAAATAATGCATGATTGTAATTTGACCTACGACAAAAAATCTAATAATTTTTATATTTTTGCACCGCAATACAAAGAAGGGAAACATATAAATGATCGGTTACCTGTAGCATCTATAGATCCAGGAGAAAAAATACCATATGTAATATATGGTCTAAATAATCTAACACAAATAGGAAAAAATATTAGAAAAGAAATATTGAAACATGAAGCAGAAATTAGAAAAATACAAAGAATAATATCAAAGTGTACAAACAATAAACAAAAAGGGAAATATATAAAGGTACTACAAAGAAAATACAAAAAGATAAATGGAATAGTAACAGAATTAAGAAACAAAACAGCACTATATTTATGTAAAAATTATGATAAAATAATATTGCCCGAATTCGAAACACAAAAAATGGTATCGACAGGAAAAACAGAAATACAAAAATTAAAAGAAGATGAAGGAAAAATAACAGCTGAAGAATATGTGCAAAGATTAAAGAAAATCAAAAGGAAAAAAAGATTAAATGGAAGAGTAAAATTTGTATTAAATATGTTAAGTCATTATAAATTTAGACAACAGCTCCGAGCAAAAGCAGAGGAATATGGTTGTTTAATAGAAATAGTTGGAGAGGAATATACATCACAATGCTGTTTAAAATGTCAAAAAATAAGTGCAAAATATAATGGAAGAGAAAAAGAATGCGAATACTGTAAATATAAAATAAATAGAGATAACGGAGGAGCGACAAATATATTTGTGAAAAATAGTGAGAAACTAATAAATCAAGGGTTAAAACTCGAATAGGTGCGTACTAAACCTAAAGGGGTGTATGATTAAGAAACAACCTGTATGATATGTATTTAAAACATATCAAATCATACTAAATCATACATTCTAAAGTATCGGTTTTGTCAAGTACAATTCTTCTAATGTTTCTAAAATACATGATTTATCATCTGTACTAACTAAAAAATCAAAAATTATTGGATAATCGGATGCAAAATCATGGTATTTGATTTTTAGCATTGTCAATTCAACATCATTATTAATTTTTGAATCTTTTAAATCGAACAATATTTGTAAGATATCCATTCTAAATTTTTGAATTTGGATATTTAATTGAGCAGTATTGCATGTTTGTTTATTTATAGATGTGTTCATATTTATATCAATGTGTTATATTGATGTGTTATATCATTGAATATGTAATAATTATTGAAGTCCAGTGTATAAAAATTTGTGTTTTTAAATGAGACATCTAATATGTTTTAATTATCAATTATTTTTACAAAAAGTTGAATAGTTAAAACAAATAATAAATAAATTAACCAATATAAATAAATGCAAATATACAATAAATATGACTGTCCACAGTAAATCATTATCTACAAAAGAATTTATAGAAAAAGCAACAAAATTGCATGCTGACAAATATGACTATTCTGAAACTATATATGTAAATACAAAAACAAATGTAATAATTATATGTAAAAAATTTAAACATAAATTTGAAATGCAACCAACAAATCATTTGCAAGGACAAGGATGTGGTGAATGCAAAAAAATAGAAAATCGTGAAAAATCAATGGTTGTTAACAAAGATAAATTTTTAAACGATATGGCGAAAAAATACAATGGTAAATTTGATTATTCAAAAATGAATTATATTGACAGTCGTACAAAAATAACAATTATATGTACAGTTGATAATCATGGTGAATTTTATCAAACACCAAGTTGTCATAACAAATCACAAAATGGTGGTTGTCCTGAATGTGCAAAGAAATCAACAGGTGATAAATTAAAAATGGATATTGTTGAATTTACTAAAAGAGCAAATGAAGCACATGGTAATAAATATGATTATTCAAAGGCTGTATATATCAATAGCTATACTGAAATAATTATTATTTGCAAAAGGCACGGCGAGTTCATTCAATTACCAAATAATCATGTTTCAAAAGCAACCGAATGTCCAGAATGCTATAACGAAAAAAGACGAGGTCTTGTAATTCCATGTGTAAAAATGGAATGTTGTGGACGTGATCGAAATGATAATCCATGCAGAAATCATGCAATTGGTGAAAATGATTTTTGTGAATTTCACCAGTATATGAAAGATTATACTGCAGCAATGTTAGCAAGTTTATCACAATGTTCAGGATGTAAAATGATGTATTATTTGTCTGATAGTAAAGTATGTCAGAAATGTAAGGAACGTGGTAAAATCATTAGGCAAAAAGCAAATGAAGACCTTATTGATATTGCAAATGATCATAATGAGATTATAGAAGTTGAACCTGTAATTTTATGTAAATATGGTGAGTGCATAAGGAAAAAATCAGATGAAAATTTATATTGTTATCAACATCAACGTTATCATTTCAAAGAAACAGTTGAAGCACAAGGTAAAAGAGTTTGTTCGAGATTTGATGATCATTGTAGAGAAATTGTTGAACCAGACTCAAAATACTTGCAGTGTCAAAAATGTCGTGATCATGATACAGAACGAGCTCAAAGGAAAAAAGAAAAGGCCAAAAATGTAGAGCATGGTGAAAATACTAAAGTATGTGAATCGTGTTTAGAAGCAAAAGACCTTGATGAATTTATTTCTGAAAATAAACAGCCAACAAACAAATGTGATGATTGTAGAGGACAACAGAAAGAATATGATTTTAGATCTAGGAAAAAAAGAATAGGTGAGCTTGGTCTTGATGCATATCGTGAAAAGAATGCAAAAGATGCTGCAAATTATCGCGAGAACAATCCTGAAACATATGAAGATTGTTGTAATCACAAAAAATATAGTAATGTTGCAAGATGTACATACTATAAAGATCGTGCAACAAAAAGTGGAATACCTGTTGAATTAACAGATACTGAATTTGTAGAATATTTTAATGATATATGTTTTTATTGTGGAAGAGAGCCTGATGAAACAGAGTTAAATGGGATCGATCGTGTTGACAATAACGATGGATATAATATTTGTAATTGTGTCAGCTGTTGCAAACATTGTAATTACATGAAAAATAGTTTAGGTGTTTATATATTTGTAGAAAGATGTAAATATATTCTTATACACAAAGGACTTATAAAAGAAAATCAAATTCCGTCTAATATTTCAGATACAGCTCGCTGTGGTTATCTAGAATATGAAAGACGAACCGAGAAAAGAGGTATGGAACTTTTTATTGATGAAGATGAATTTAATAAAATAATCAGTGGTGATTGTTATATTTGTGGTAAAAAAAATAGCAAAACTCATCAAAATGGCATTGATCGTTACGACAATAATATTGGATATGTATTTGAAAATTGTAAACCGTGTTGTGGAGAATGCAATTATATGAAAAAAAATTTGGACTATGACTTTTTCATAAATCATTTGGTTAAAATCTATAATTATTGTTTCACACGTGCTAAAGATGAAAATGAATCAATCATGTCATACCATATTATAAGATTTATGTTGAACAATACAAAAGAATCTCAGTGTGCTAACTCGATAATTCAAAACAATAGATCAATAATCAAATCAAGATTTATTAAAATGACAAAACCTGAACTCGAAATATATGGAAATATAAAAAAAGAAAATCGTGATGATAAAATGATAAAAAAATATGATTTAAATAATAGGAAAATTTAGAACTAGATTATTCAGCTAACTTGTCGAGTCTATTTATTTCATTAATAGCTTGTTGTAATTTACCGCGTATTGTGATAACATCTTCATTCATTGATGTCGTTGATGACCATTGTTTACCATCTTGCATGGGATGTCTTTCAACTCGAAATCCTTCTCTATATTTATTAACAGCATATTTTGTTTTAAAATAGTAAACATATTTAGGTATTTCTTCTTGTTTTATACCATCTGGCAATTCAATAGCATTGCCATGTCGTTGTTTTTTACCATCATTTTTTTCAGTTTGTGTTTTATCCATGTCAGTACCTGTCATTTTGTTCAGTTCATCTAATTTTTGTTTTGCGAGCTTTAATTTATTGTCAATGCTAATTTCATTTGATTTTGTTGTTGCCCACGGTTTCACTAATCTTGGATGTTTTTCTATTTTAAAGAATTCTCTGTATTTACCTGGAGCGTATTGTTCTTTATAATATATAACATATTTAGGCAAATCTTTTTTTTGATTTATACCTTCTGGTAACGGTTGCGCATCAATTTTTCTTTCTCGTTTATCTGTGTTTTGATTTTGTTCAGATTGTGTAGCTAATCTTAGATTAGATGTACGATTATCCATTTTATCTCTATTTATATGATCAACCGAAATACCAGTAGCTTTTTGACCCATGTGATTCATTATAACTTGGTGCATATATATATTTGTGTTATTGTGTTTTGTTGCAATATAGCCAGGCGGCATTTTGAACCATGATGGGTATTTTAGAATATCATTAATTTTATCTTTTGAAATTTTTGTTAATGTGTTTGGATTACAATGCATTATATAATATTCTTCATTTGTATTTTTATCTTTCACAAGCCAATATTTATTTATCATTAAACCGGCCGTTTTTCCAAGTTTTGGAACTTTACCATCAAATGATTTTAAAATTGTGAGGTTTTGTGGGAAATCAATATTTTCAGTTTGATTATCACCAACTTTAATATCATCATCAATTTCTATAATATCATCATCAATTTCTATAATATCATCATCAATTTCTATAATATCATCAATTTCTATAATATCATCTTCACTTTCAATAACATTATTTTTGTTGTTTATAATATTATTTATTCGATTATCCGTCTTGTTACCATTTTTATGGAAAACTGGAATTTTTCGAGTTGGGTTATTTTTGTTTCTAAATAAATCATGCATATATATTGTTGCTTGCTTATAGTGTGTTGCAATATAACCATTGACACAAAACCAAATCGGTCTATCGATTTCTTGAAATTTTAGCACATCATGAATATTATCTTTTGAAAATTTTGCATATGTATTTGATTCACAATACATAATATAATATTTTTCATTACAAGTTAGATCATTAACAAACCAGTATGTGTTTAAAACTTTTCCAGCAAATTTTCCAATTTGTGGTATATTTCCCATGAATTCTTCAATAATTTCAATATTCTCTGGAAGTTTGATTGGTGTGTTATATTTTTTAGAAACATTTTGTGGTCTATAATCATATACGTCATCATTTTTAAATGTCCATATATATTCATATATTGGAACATTGTACAAAATTTCAAGCAGGTACATTGGTTTCATGTTTGTGTTCAATACAAATAAATTGTTTTTTTCGTCTTTTTTCCATACCATCGAACGTGCTTTTTTATTTATAAATACTAAATCAAGCTGAGAAGGTTCTACAGTGAGTGACACATCATCTATATAGACAATATGTGCCTTTTTCTCAGAATCATAAACAAATGGATATATTGTCATTGGCATTTTTAAAATTTTTAAACTAAAAGTATATTAATATATTAACGTTATTTTTTTAAGTCTTGTTATATCAATTTTTTAGATTATATATTATAATTAATTATAATATGTAATTTTCTTTAATTATACTCTTATATTATAATTAATACAAAAGTATGTAGTATAATATATAAAGCAAAAAAATCCACTAGTTTGAGTATGCTAACCCACCCATTCCACTCATAATACGCAACACATTGTAATTGACTGCATAAATATATAATGCGGAATCTGAATTGAGGTTATTCAACGATGGAGCACCAGAAACAGAAGTATTAATAAAGATCAAGTTCAATTGAGTGTTATCAATACGAGACAAGTTACAAGTACCAGAAGGTTGGTGTTGTTCAGCATGTAAAGCAAAAGAGTATACATTAACACCATCAGCAGGTGTACGAGTATGATGTTGATATGGTTGGACATAGTTAAAGTATGGACCTTCACGAATGTCAAATCTATCATGACCGTTTAATTGGATCAATGCTTGAGAAACTGGATTACCAGTACCATCGAGGTAAACACCATAGTTGTTGTATTGGAATACTTGAACATCATTAGTGTTTACACCGTTTGCAGTGTTAAATCGGTTATCAGTCCAAGATGAAACTGGGACAGAGATATCACGAATAGTTAAAGCATGAGCTGTGGTATTAACTGCAACAGTGAATACTGTTGGATCATCAGATGGACCAACACCAGTAACAACAATGGTTACTGCTTCAATGCTATCTGCCAAATCTTGGTTTGCGGCTTGGAAGACAGGGTTATCTAACAAGTAGATTTCCCATGGAACTGAAGTTGAATCCGTGAAAGCACCAGTTGTAGCGATTTCTAAGTTAACTAAGATGTTTGCACCATCAGAGTTTGTAACTTGGTAAACACCACTGACACTACCAACAACAAGACCTGGAGCTGGGGAAGCAGCGGATGAATCAAGAATGACCATACCAGTTGCAATGTTATCAGCTGCAGCTTGTAATGCTGAAGTCCAGTCATCTGAATCAGAATAACCTAAGAAAGCATTACCAGTTGAAGTTGAAGGATTGTAGTTACCATTGACAACAGCCCAAACTAATTCTTTACAAGGATGGTTAAATCCGAGTTTTATTTTGACTGTGTTGGTTTGAGCGGATTCGGTACCAGTGAATTGTAATTGTTCAATCAAGTATTCGTGTCCGACTTGAGCAAATCGTCTACGTTCTTCAGAATCAAGGTAGATGTAATCAACCAATAAACTTGCATCTTGCATCATGATTTGATCAACATTGAAATCTGGAGTTTGAACCATCAAACGTTCAGCTTGAGTGAATTCAAATTGTAATTGAACTTCGTGGTATTGCAATGCAATTAATGGCAATGCTAAACCAGTGTTTCGGTTGAACCAGAATTGTAAAGGAATAAACAAAGTGTATGGATCTTTTACAGATAGATCAGTGTTAACTAAATCTAATCGTGTTAAAGCTGGAACATCGCCAATCATTGCTTCATAACCACGTTCTTGTTCAACAGTGTGTGATAATTCATACCAAATATCCATCCATTGACCGTATTGTTTATCGATCTTTGAACCTCCAATATCAACTTCAACTGAGTTGATCAAAGCATGACCAAGTCTTCGAACCCAAGCAAATTTACCATTACCATCTTTTGATGTAACAGATGCGAGTTCGACTTTTAAGTACATGTGAGTTATTAAGTCTCCGTTTCGTGTAACAGTGACAGTAGTTCTACGACCGAAGTCTGGATTACCGTTCAATGTTAATTCAATGACTTCCATTGCAAAGTTAGTGTGTCGTCTGTACACAACTTTAAAGAAAGTGATCTGTGGATTTCCTGTTAAATAGACGTCTTGTGCGCCATATGCTACGAGTTGCATTAAACCTCCTCCCATTTAGATTTATAGTATTATATATTGTGTTCAGAAAAAATTTTATTGAAATTAATTCAAAATTGCAATAAATATTTGTCTTATTATATTTCTATATTTTGTATATTCCTGATCACAATCTTACTATATGTTTTAATATATCTTATTAATATGTAAAACGTGTGGATATTAGCAAGCTGTATAACTTTACATACTTATATTAAACTGAGTTTATTTCTAGATCAAAACGAAATAATTTTCGGTTCAAACGAAATAATTTTTGTTAAAAATAATTTTACATCAAAATCTTGATAAAATTTATCATTATCAGATAAATTATTAAATTGTTTTGACAATACGTATTTTTTTGGTCCTAATTGCTGAACACGCCAACCTAATAGTTGAGCATTGTATATTGTTGTCATTTGTAATAAATATGAGGCAAATTCCTTTTCTTCTTGCATTTATTTTATTTAAAATAATATTAATATTTTTGTATAATTATGGTATATATATTTTTGTACTTGAATCTGACACATTAAACACTGCATCGCACATTAAACAGATATTAATTACTTGTGTAATGTCGAAAAGACTGGTTTTCTTTATTTAGTGCGTTTAAACTTTTTATCTATTTTTAACCACACTGTTTTAAAAAAATAAAAAAAATAGTTTTTAAATTTAAAACCAAAAATAATTTAATTTTATTTGTTATTCTTGCATTATATTCAAAATATAATTTTATTTTAATTTATGGCAAATCAAAATATAATCTAACTCACAATATGCAAATACAAAAAAATAGACTTAAAGATCTTTGGTCTATAAAGTATTTATAAACATTTACAATTACAACGGTTACAATGTCAACCTCCTTTAAGTACAAACCAGATAAGATTAAGTACCTGAACAACATCGATACACTTGATGGTACACATCGAAAATTTGCATCAGAGTTTGAAGTAAGACGATCTCAAGTTCCAGAAAAAAAGAAACGTGTGGAACGGTTCGAAAAACAACTCGAAAAACTCAATAACAAAAACAAGGAAGAATTTACGCTTGAAGATATTCAAAAAAGATCAAAATTAAAAACAGATATTAAAAAATTAAGTGATGAAATTTTTGATATTGAAAATAACATTTCTGAACTGGATTATTATAGCAAAACAATGCCAATATTAATGGAATATTATGATGTATTGGAACAAACAATGAAAAATGTTTCAAACACACCAATAAAAATAGTCAACATTGATTCTGATGTTATTGATAAAGGTGGTAAAGTGGTAGGAATTAAAGGAACTGAAGACACTGGAAATTTGGGAAATTTAAATGATGAAGAATGTCAACTAAAAAAATTAAATTTACAAAGTCAACAAAAAAGAAAACCTAAAAAAATTACAAAAAAACGTGTAAAAAAACAAAAAACACAAACAAGAAAAAGTATATTGAATTTTTTTATTAATAATACTGATGACAGTACTGTCGAAACAACAAATACTGAAAGAAATACAGAAACCGCAACTGAAACAAACACTGAAGCATTCGCTACAGACAAAGATGATAAAAACAATAAGACAAAAGAAAATGAAAATGAAAAAGAAAAGGAACTAGATGAAATTCCAAATAGACGAGAAACACCGAAAATTAAAAAATTCAATCGTGCATCATTATTTGATGATTATTTGTACATGATTGATAGATCATACGTTAGTACAAAAAAGCAACGCTACAATCCAATCCGTATGTGCACAAGTTGTAATATAGAAAAAAAACTAATACACTCAGATGGAATGTACGTATGTACAGACTGTGGTGAATTTGAACCTGTGATTATAGAATCAGAAGTACCAAATTTTAAAGACCCAGTTTCAGAAAAACCAGCCTATCCTTACAAACGAATAAATCATTATATGGAATGGTTATCACAATTCCAAGCCAAGGAATCTACCGAAATACCAAAAGAAATTTACGAAAAAATTACATGTGAAATGAAAAAACATAGAATACGTAGCACAACAACAATAACAATTCGACAAATGAAAGAAATTTTAAAAAAATTACGACTTCATCAATATTATGAACATGTACCACACATTATTAGTAAAATAACAGGGCTCCCACCCCCAACAATAAGTCGTGATACTGAAGAAAAACTTAAAATAATGTTTAAAGAAATTCAGCAACCATTTTCAAGGCATTGTCCTTCATCTCGAACTAATTTTCTCAGTTATTCTTATGTTTTGCATAAATTTTGTCAATTGTTGGAATTGGATGATTTTATCAAATGTTTTCCATTACTTAAAAGTCGGGAAAAATTACGTCTTCAAGACAAGATTTGGAAGAAAATATGTGAGGATTTGCGGTGGCAGTATTATCCGAGTATTTAATTTAGAATTTTTAGAACCATTCGATATTTTATATATAAAAATCTTAATTTAAAAATTTTTATATTTGAATTCATAAATTGTATAATTTTATTTAATTATTTATATATATACACCGAATGTCGGTTTCATTTTCTTCAATAACGACAACTGGACCAACCAACCTTGTTGGGTTTTTAACAGCAGGTGGGCTCAATACGGTCATCTTATTATCCATACGCATTATCATATACATTTAGTGGTGCTGGAACATTTAGAGCAGTAGTTTCATATAGCATCTCATTTTCATCATCAGTTTCTAGCAATGGAAATGCAATACATATTTTTTGTTATGATTCAACTTCTTTTCAAAATATAGCTGAAATTCAATGGTATGCGCCTGGAACAAACTATGGTGGAAATATGACGTGTACAAATAGCGGAATTTCTTTAAATTCGACATTTACAGGAGGTGGCACATATACTTTTAATTTAGCAGTTGTACCAACAGCGAATGGCACAATGTATTCGTTAGGAAATGTTTTTACAGTTTACCAAATACCAGCATAAAAACATAAAAAAATTGATATTTGGTTTTATTAAATAAACGAAATATAAAAATGATAAAGTAAATAGCCACCTATTATTAGATTTATGCAAAACACAAATAACGAAGAACATTTTGAATATAGTGATATAGAACCAAAATATGATTTTGTTTCTGCGGAAAATGATGAAGTCAATAATGAAAATAAATATAATGAAAAATATAAAAATGCTCTAAAAAATATATTTAATGGAAAAAAATTTAATATTGATGATTTTGCAGATAATCCGGAAAATGATATACATCATACAAATATGGAAGATATATATGAATATAATAAATTATCGCATTTTAATAATGTTTATGAAAAATATTGTCGTAATGCACAGGATATCGGTATAAATGATGAACTTTATGAAAAAATGAATAATGTATTAAAAGAACGATTTGGTATTGATCTTGAAGAAAGTGATGACGAAGAAAAAGAGGAAGAAAATAAAGAGGAAAATATAAATGATGAACCCGATTACAGTTATGGAAAATTTTACAATTATGTACCAGAATTTGAACCAGAATTTAAATTTAAACCAGGAGTTATTAATTTTAATAATTTACATGCAGATCAATATATGTCAAATGATGGAATAACAATTGATAGTGATGAATCAGTAGATTATATATATGATATTATTAAAAACATGAAATATGTTGAATCTGAAAATATGAAAGCACGTCTCTCTACAATAGTTCAAAGTTTAAATGATGATACACTTTCTGAATTAACAAAAAATAATCCAATATTAGAAAATATTGGATTATTTTTAAAAAAACTATCAAATCGTGTTGAAGAAGATTCTACCATTAAAGAAAATAATAAAGAAGAAAATGGAGAAGTTGATATTGATATTTACGAATTAAAAGAAAATATCAATGAGGTCACTATTTAATTTTAAAAATTTGTATTATTTTATTTTATTATAAATAACAATAGAATATAAAATTTATCTATTATAATTGTAAAGACAAAGACAGAAAGATGGCATATTTTGGAATGACACATGAGGAGCTTGTTAAGCGAGCTTTTAAATATTACATGATATTAATTGCGATAATACTTGCATTAAAATATACACCTTCATCGGTAAATATATCTTGTTCGGACATAATTACAATTACAACAATTATTATGTGCGTTATGGTAGCATTGGATATGTACTGTCCAACACTTAAAATTCACAAACCAATTCAAAACGCAGAAGAATTGTACGAATAAAATCAACTTTTGTTTTAACATTCATTCATTATTAAAATTAAAAAGAGTGCGTACAGAATTATAAAAATATTAACTATATAACCTATATAAATAGATAAAACTAAGTCAATATTATAAATGTCAAAATCACATAAAAATATCGATTATTTAAATGAAGACGATCCGATGCATAATCAAAAATGGATCTGTATGTCTTTTTTATCACCAGAAGGATTGATGAATTGTAAAATTCGTGGTTTGAAGATTCGAGGAACGTACGCATCACGTGAAGAGGCTGACGCACGAGCAAAATATTTACAAAGTATTGACCCAGATTTTCATGTATTTGTGGGAGAAGTTGGTAAATGGTTACCATGGGATCCTGATCCAAACTCGGTTGAAGATCAAGTGTATCGTGAACAAAAATTAAACGAAATTATGCAAAAATATAAAGAAAATCAAACCAAGAGTAAGTTAATGGAAGAAGAGAGAAAGAATGCATATTTCGCAGAGTCTGTAAAAGCAAAAGAAAAAGAAAACAAGACTCAAGAAAGATTAAAAAAGAAATTAGAAAAGAAGAAAGCATTAAAAGATGCAACTGGTGATGATATTGATGATTTAAGCAAAGAATTGGAGATTGTTGAAACTACTAAGAAACCTGTAAATCCCACTGCGTCAATCATTGCAAATCCAAAATTTGAAAATAATATTGAAAAGCATCAAAAAGAACTTGAAGTGACTAATAATCAATTATTAGAATCAAAAAGCACGATTGAACAAAAACAAGAAACATTACAGTCGATTGATGATCAATTATCAAAAATCGAAAATTTGTACAAAAAATTACAAACTAAAAAAAATAACAGTGCAAATGCCAGTTCTTAATATTTAACATAAAATATGAGTTTAACAAAAACACAGAATAATTATATTTTCTCAGATTAAGAATATGATAAAATATAAAGAAATTTTGATATTATTAATATTTTTTGGAGTTGTGTTTATGGTAATAGAAGTTGTAAAAACAGAACAAAAATGCCCAGAACAAAAAATTATTTATCGTTATATTCCACGTTCATTCGAGGAGGAGCAAGAAGAACCTGTGTACGTAAGCGATATATTCCGCGTAATGTTCGAAAACCCGTCTCCTTGGGAAAACGGCGTGGACCAAATGGACATGCGGAAGAACGAAGCAATAAATAAATATTTTGTAAGTCAAATTTAATAATACCATTTTTAACTATAATTTCGAACAAAACATTAAACAATTCTCAATGAAAAAGATGTAAAAAATGGTTTTTTACATTTTTATTTTAAGTGATAATTTTTCAACAATATTATTTTTTTTTATCAATTTTAACAGATGTTTTATCTTTTTTCTTTTGCATAATATAAGCATTAACATCTAATTCACGTAATCTCTTTTTCCAATTATCATCATAATTAAGTCTATTACAATCTTGAAATTGTTGACATCCGATACCACCAACATCTTCATTTTCAGCTTTATACCAAAATATTTGGTTTAAAAACGATGGTACTTTTACTTTTGGTTTTTTTTTATCTACAACTTCATTTGTAGTAACGACCATACATCCATGCTCTTCAGTTAGCTGCGCAAAGACTTGACGAAAAGAATCAAAAGTTGGAAACATTCCGGCATAATGATCATAAATACGTTTTAAATTTGTAAACTTGTCTTCTTTTAATAAAAAAACATAATCAAATTGATTTCTCATATCTGGTGTGATACCTAACGCGAACTGCATTGTCAAAATATACATTATTTCGTAATGTCGACCATTGAACAATAATTCTGAAATAGGTTGATCTTTCATCCATGACTTTTTATCAGATAAACAGTCATCCATAACAATAAATGCACGCGGATCAATTCTTTTTTTTAATAAAATTTTTTCTTTATTTTTTTCAATCATATCTTCTTGACGTCTTAGTAGTTTTTGTATAATTTCAGTTCGATACTGATAATAAATATACAAATCTGGGAAAAAATCACCATAAAATCTGTTCATTCTATCTGTTGGTGCAATAACTATTCCAACTGGTATATGCCTAAAATGTTTTAAAATTGAACGTGTTACCCAACTTTTTCCAGAACGACGTTTCGCAATCATGACAATAGCTGGATTCTTCTCCATATATTCTAATTTAAAATTACGTATGGGGATACACCCTTTACCACCAATATCAACATCTCTAACAGACATTTATCTATCTATAAAACACATAGATTATTTTATAGATATAGACGAACAGTTTATAATTATATTACTAGAATGTTTTATCTTTTCTTTTTCTCTTTTTTAAATAGTAGTATCCATTTCAATAAATGTACTTGGTAAGGATAAGTTTCGAGTTGTTGGCAAGGATATATTTCCCTTACTTATTAAATGATAAGACTTGCTACCGAACGAATCAACACTTAAATCATCCAATGATTTTCCGCCAAATTGTAGATTTGGTCTTGGAAAATTAGAGTTTGCAAATTTCCCCTTAGTTGAAATTATTGTATTTGGAGTTGTAGCTATAACGGTATTTGGTGCTATCGATGCTGTAGTATTTTGTACAACCATATTCGAGTTAGGAATTTTTTGAATTTGAATACTTTGTGCTTTTATAATTTGGTCTGGGACAGTTTGGTCTGTTGTTCCTGTGTTTTGCGAACTATCAAAATATGAAGAAGCAATAAACCATACAATTACTGCTACGACGGCAGGAGGTATGAAACTTACTGGTTTTTTTCTAGATGCTGGTTTTTTTTTATATTTTTGTTCATTTTCCCAATACATATAGGCATAAGTTAAAGCCCCGGCAACTAACCCAATAATTACTGGATTTTTAAATAATTCCAGATTTATACTCATTATCCTTATTTATTATATGTTTAGATAAAGAAATTTAGATTTTATTATCAAACACGAATTTTATTTATTTTGATTTATATTTGTCAAAATGTTTTGATTTTTTAGTTTGACTAGATTCATGTGATGAATCAGAATTATTGTTTGAATTATCTGATGCAGATGATGCTGTCGAGTTTGCAGATGCACTGGATATTGTAGCAGTGTTTGTATTTGTGTCAGTATTTGATTCTGAAGATTTTGTTTTTTTAGATGAATCTAATAAATCTCGGTGCTTGTTGGATTGTTCAACTATATCATCAAACATTTTTTTAGCAGATTTCTTTATTACTGGTAATTCTTGTAAATAACTGCCATTTTTATAACCTTCCATGATTTCTATATCTGATGCAGTTTGCCCATTTGATGGTTGTTTTGGTTTAGGAATTGACTCAGACTGGTCCATTTCATGTAATGATTTTTCAGCCAATCGTAATTTATCTTTTAATAAATCCATATCATCTGAATTAATATCGTCCTCAACATCATCTTGAAATCCATTTACATCATTGTCTTCAGAATCTAATAAAATTTTATTTTGTAAATAATTCTTTTTTTCAATATTATTTGTATTTTGTAATTCATTTTTAATTTCATCTTGAATTAATGATCGGATATGATTAAACTTATCATTCGTTTCTGGATTTTCATTTTCCCCAGCGATAGCATTTGGATCATTATTTAATACATTTAATGGATCATAAATTTCGTCTGCAGGTTCTTCTTCTGCAATATAATCATTTTTAAGGTATTCTTCAAGTATTTCTTTTACTGGTAACATTTTTCTTACAGCTTCACATATAGACAATTTTATTAATTCATAAATTTCTCTTTTATGATAAATAGCTGCATCAGATTTTTCTTCATTTACATCAATATCTGCAACAAACAATTCCGGTGTGTAAAAAAATAGTTTTGCACACTCAATATAACATTTATGGATAAATGCCTTTACATCAGCCTTTTCATGATATTTAGCATTTACAAGTTCGCATTGTTTTCCAGTAGCATTGAATGTTAACAAAATAATATTTGATTTTATAACAGATTTAACCAAATTATCAAAAAAATCAGAACATTTTGCTTTATCTTTTATACGGGTCGTTTCAGTCTCTATAGATTCATTGTTTAAGGCAGGTATTTCTTTTAAACTTAGCTGAAAAATTTTTGTAATGTGTTCTTTTTTTAATTGTGGATTAATATCAGCTTCCTGTTCTACATTCATATCATTATATAAATTAATAGAATTAGTGTAAATAGATAATAATCCTTCATAGATCAATGGTGATAATATATTCGTTAAAAATGTAGTATATTCATTTCGAATTTCGACTATATTTTTTTCATAATAATGTGTCATGAAAAATATTTTTTATATATACGATATGAAGATAATGAAATTTTAATACCAAACGAATTATAATTCATTGTATTTGGTTTTATATAATTGTTTTAAACATGAAACAGCTTGATTAAATTTTTCTTCCAATGGTTGAAGCTGATTTGTGAATGATATATGGGTTGTTTTGCCATTTCCTATTGGAAAGTTAACAGTATAACCATTTTTAACTCCATTTCGTGTTGTTCGTAACATATATTGCGGTAATTTACTTTTTTTATTTGGTTGTATTGTAACCTTTATCTTTTCCAGACAATGCAGATTTCACATGAATATCCCATCTTGCCATTATTCCGTCAATCGGGTCCCGTCAGAATAATTTTGTGCTTGTCCAATATACTCTTTTCCAGACGATACACACAAAACAATATATATAACACCATAATTGTACTTTGGCGTATTATTTTCATACTTGAATGCATATTGTATTTTTGTTGCGTCAGATGGTTTGATTGTTTGCATATACTTTTATATTGCCATGTGTTTATGTATAAATTATGAATAATATAAAATTATATTTTTTATATTGTAAACTTTAAAAAAGGAAAAATTAGTAGTTTTGATTCGTTTAAGCATTACCTCCACGGTCGACTAAGTTGTTGTACTGGTCTTTTCTTAAGCATAGACAACCAGAATTTTGCCACGAATTGTTGCATACGAGGCCAGAAGGCACATAATCGCCTTCAGCTCCACAAACAGCAGGATCATAATCCATAGGAAAAGGCAAAGGCCATTGGGCACTACAACAACTTTTAGAACAAGTATTTTGAGCAAAACCCATATCACCATTTGAGCCATCATCAAGTAAATAAGAATTAGGAGGAATTACTTGGAAAGGAGGATGGTTTATACTATCAATATTTGATGCGACGAATTTTGGACCAGACATTACGGTACCAGTCTTGCTGTCATAAAAAGGAACAGCTGAAGGTAAATCCGCTTCTTTTGGGAATTGAAGTCCATTCGTAATTTGTGGTGCGTTATTATTTGCAGCAGGTGCAGAAGCTGGAGCAGAAGCAGTAGCCGGTTGTGATGGTGGCACAGACGACTGGACAACATTTGCAGCGAATGATTCGTTATCATCTACTAACATAGGATATAACAACCAAGCTAATAATACAAGAATTAGACAAAGCAATAATGCTGTTGGTAAACAATCTGGATTTAAGTTCATTAAAAATTATATTTTATATAATACTTTGATAAAATAATTTATAGCTTATCAAAAAAATTATATATTCAAAAAACTAGAAAAAATTATTTAAAAAATAATGGCAAATATACTGAATCTAAAATCCATCTACCTTTAGAATCTTTTATACGCGGATAATAATCGATATGTATTTGAAATTTATTTAGAACTGAGTTGATTTTTCCAATAAAAGTGGTGTCTTGTGCAATGCGTGAATAGAAAAAATAAGTATTGAATTTTGACCCGAATTTTTTAATACTATCTTCTTGTGTTGAATACATGACTCGTCTTAATTTTTTCAATAAATTATCTTCATCTATTTTAATTTTTTTTTTATCAAACGAATATTTTCGAATATTATACAATCCTTCTGGTGCAATAACGATAGACCCTTGTGTTATGCCAGAATTATAATGATCTAAAAAATGAAAAATATCACTTAGTGACGGGTACTCATATAATATTCCTACATTAACACGACCTCCTGGTTTTGGTGTTGCTGGATGTGTGTGAAAAATATATTCATACTCTGTTGCATCTGTCATGTTTTTTGGTAAAAATATTTCTTCATCACCAACATCAACTCTATTTGTTTTTCCAGATATAACAACTCTATCCAAACCATTATTATTGAAGTCAAGAAGTCCTGCATGTTCAGAATATCGAAATATTGTTTTATCTTTTTTATCAATATATTTTTTTGAATAAGAGCCATGTTTCATCAACGCGTCCAAAATCATTAGTTGATTTCTGTCTAATTTAATATAATGCAAATTTTTCTCAACTGTTGTTAGAGTATTCGGTAATTTATCATGATTTTCTTTGAAATGAAATTGTGTAATATCCTCAAAATCACTTAAATCATAATTATGATCATGATCTTTGTGGTCATCAGATTCTTTCAAATGTAAAATTTTTTTGCCGGAATAATGATTTGTTCGAGTTTTAGGTTGAAATCTGTATATTAATTCAATGAATTCGGCTGATGGTTTAATGTTATGTATAGATATATAATGTTTTAACCCATTTTCCCAATATATATCAGTTAGATCATACATTCCGGATGATATATTTTTTTCCCCACATAATATGCATGAACTTATTCTATCTTCAAGTTTTATATCAGAATAAGAGTGAAAATGGTTATTTACATTTAAATAGTCTTCAACACTCATTAGTTTATGGACAAACTGATGTGAGTTTGGCCAGGCTTTAGATTCTTTAGGCCAAGGAAAAACTATATTTTCAGAATCAGTCTTTTTATCATTTTTATTTTTTCTCCATAATGACTCAAATTTTATTGTTTTATTATTTGATATAACTGTATTCATTTATACTTATACTAATATAATATAAACTAATTTTAAAACTGATATATTTTATCGATCAATACATATTCAATGCCATCAATCGAATCTGATATTTTTGTTTTAATTGGGAAAAACCATACAGCTTTATTTAAGAACATTGCATACATAATTAATTTTGGGACATTTGTATGATTTATAAAAAAATTACCATTTGAACTGTAAAAATCATATTCTTCCAATTCCGGATTTGAAAACAATGACGAATTTTTATCTACAAATGTTTTAATAGTTTCAGCATATGATTTTAAAATTGTACTTTTGGAGACAAAATCTATATTCCAGGACCAATACCAAATAGATGTATTTATGTTGTACATGCCGATTGGAATATATCGAGCCTTTAGTATTTTTTCAGAATTATGTTTTAATACAATTATTTTATCATTTGATGAATTAGTTAAGAATTCATGTTCAAGTTCTAAATCTAATTTTATTTTGCTGCTAATATATTTTTCTTTATCATCAAAATAATTAATTAATTTATTATAAAATGGAGTGTATTTCGAAGTCATATTATTAACTGCGAAATATTATAATATGAAAAAGTTAAAATTTATTTATTTTCATATGGTGTATTTTTTAAAGTGTTGCCAAATGTTTGTAAATCATCACCTCCAAGACAAACAAATGTTTTACAGTATCTTAAATATGTATATCCACCATCACCATTAACACTTATCACGGACGGACAAAATGAATAATACGCATCAGTATTTGTATTTTGTTTTGAATTTGAAACATCTTTAGCATTTGTATCTTTGGATAATTTATTATTTGATTTTTCAGCATCATCCGTTTTTGTGGCATCTTCTTTTGTAGCATCTTCATTATTTGGGTCATTTTCATCTGAATCAACTCCACCAGCTTGTTCTTTATTTTCATCAGTGTTTTCTTTTTCTTTATCTTTATTTTCATCTTTATCTTTATTTTCATCTTTATCTTTATTTTCATCTTTATCTTTATCTTTATTTTCATCTTTATCTTTATTTTCATCTTTATCTTTATTTTCATCTTTATCTTTATTTTCATCTTTATCTTTATTTTCATCTTTATCTTTATTTTCATCTTTATTTTCATCATTGCTTTCTTTATTACCGGTATCATCTTGATTTTTATTATCATTTGTATCTGCGGTATCATCTGCTGATTTATCATTTTTCTTTTTATTATCTGATTCAGATTCAAGTGTGTCTGGCATGCTTGCATCTACAGTATCAGTGCAATCATCTGTGTCATATTTAACGTATTCTGGATTTTTTTTAAGATTAGATACATAATAGACAATTCCATTTATGTTATGAGGTCTTAAATCATCTTTTTGCGGATTACAATATTCTTTCATGGCTGGTCTACTAATCATGTCTCTACCATTATCATTACCATGAATAACTTTGATACCGTCTATATTTTTGGTAACAATAAATTTATGGATATACGAAGTACCGGGAGATATGGTACAATTTCCAAGATGATCCGCAGCACGTGAAATACTTGTTGTGAACAATGCAGAATATTCAAGATTGTCATTATATTTAGTTGGAATAGAAACAGGTATACCATTATATTTACCCATGGTCCATGATGGATGATATAAAATACTATTTTCTTTAAGGGTGTGGTAAGTGTCTAGCTCATTGACAACAACAGACGGTCGTCCTGATGTAACACCTTCGAAATTTGTAGCTTCAAAATTACTCATGTGCGTTATTCGTTATAATAATAGTATATATTATAATATTTTTATATATTATTTAAGGAGTTGTGTATTACAATATAATTATCTTGTAATGTCGAATATAAATCCATTTAACATTCTAGCTGAGGTTGATGCTGTACCGGTCAATACTCAAAAAATAATTAATAAGAAAAAATATTCAGAAGTTATTAATAATACTCACAAATATTCTGAATATATTGATAAGAATAAAAATTATAAATATAATAAAACAAAACAAAATTATTCGCCAAATGCGAAATATGATCAAATAATCAGGAGAAATGACTCAGCAACTGATTCTAGAAATGATTCTAGAAATGATTTGAAAACTGATATTAGAAATGATTCTAGAAACAATTTGAGAAATGAAGATATTATAGACTTAACGGTGCCTTTGGACATCGTATCTGAACAAAAAAGTAAAAATTCACATAGAACAGCGGAATCTCCAAATCTTTCGATTCGAATATCTGATTTTCCACATCAGCAAAACAACACTTCAAAAAAAAATGAACATATAATGAAAAACATAAAACGAATATTATGTTATAACATGTTAAAGTCTGGATCATGTAATTATGGATCAAAATGTTTGTATGCCCATAATTTAGATGAACAAAACATTGATAACATAAAAAAAAGAGCGTATGAATTATTAACAAAAGACGATTTGTCTGATATAAATCTACTCGAAGACAATGAATTATTTGAAACTTTGGTCCAAATGACCAAATTATGTATTATGTGCACAAAAAAACAAAATTTATGTCCTGGTGGATACAATTGCAAGAATGGAACATTTTCACCAAAATATCAAATTTGTTATTCGGATTTAGTAAAGGGTGAATGTAATAATAATTTTTGTAAAAACATACACTTAACAAAATCAAAACTTGTCTCATATAACAACCAACATAATAGTGTGAACATGGCATATGATAACGACAACAGTAATGAGAAAGAAACAGAGGACAATTTACTAAACCTAAATAGCACAAATCATGACCAATATGCAGATAAAATAAAAACATATGTTAGTATATTAAAGAAATCACCAGATTTAAAAGATAGCAAAAACAAAACATCAAAACAAACAATGCCAAAACCAACAAACAATACAATATCTGGGACATTATTAACTGATGAATTTTTTCAACATTTCAACAAAAAAAACAACAAATATATTAATGATTCCGACACTGATTCGGACATGTCAATAGACGAATTTTATTCAGCGTTAGATTATTTAAATTACAATTCAGATCAAGAATGTGATGAATCAATATTTATTTATGATAATTATGCACATTTCAAAATATGAAATAAAAATTGATTTTCCTACTTAAAATTATCTAACCATATTAATATTAGTATTTTTACAAAAATAAAATGACCGAATCTGCGAAAACATTATGGATAGACAAATTCAGTCCAAAAACAGCATCAGATTTTATTGGAAATAAAAAATCCATTTGGATGATAAATGATTGGTTAAGTAATTTTGAAAAAAACAAAGCTGATGTACTTAAAAAAACAAAAAATAAGAAAAAAAAAATAAAAATAAAAATAGAAGAGCCAGATATTGTTGAAACAATTGCAGCAAGTGATAATGATGAAAAAGATGATACAAGCGAATTATATCTTTTATTTGGTTCAAAAACCAAAAACGTAAACAAGAGTTGTTTAGTTGTTACAGGCCAACACGGTGTTGGAAAAACAACTGCAGTTAATGTATGTTTGAAAGAATTAAAATACGATGTTCAAGTTATAAATTTTGCTAATATAAAGTCAAGTAAAAATGCAAAAGATATAATTGAAAAATTATTAAATAGCAGCAACATACTAAACATGATGAAAGGCAAAAAAAGAAACCGTATCGCAATCGTAATTGATGAATTAGAGTCAATAACATCATCAACCGAAAAAAATTTTGTATTAACATTATTAAAAACAAATGAAGAGTATTGGTTTTGTCCAATAATATTTATATCAAACAATCAACACAATAAGTTGTTGTCTGATATAAAAAAAGGGTCAATTGAGATTAGATTTTGGCCACCCATGATGAACGATATGTTACGAATATTTACAAATATTACAGAAAAAGAAGATATTAATATTGCAAACAAACAAGTCGTCAATACAATAATAGACCATTCACAAAATGATATTCGGCGGTTAATTTTTACATTACAAGATATAAAATATGCATATTCCGACGAAGTTATTACAATTGATATAATTACAGAATATTGCAATTTATCAAAAAAAAAAGATGTTGATTTTGATTTGTTCATGGCAACAAATGGTCTACTTTATGAATATAAGACAATTGATGATTGTTTAAGATACTATGAAACTGAAAAAGTACTATTGCCTCTAATGATACATCAAAATTATATAAGCAGTTTATTGGAAAACGATGAAAATGAAGAAACCCATTTTGACACAATAACAAATATTTCTGAATTATTATCAAAAGGTGATGTTGTAGAAAATTATATA